ATCGCATGAATAAATCCTCATTTTGTCTATTTCGGACATTATACTATATAAATGTCACATTGTATATTAAAACCTAAAAATCCTAATTATAAGCTAACAATTTAAAATGTCACATTACACCCGTGCCATCCGAGGAACTCGAGAATATAAGCACCCTGTGGGTAAGTACCAACTCCAAAGTAAATCTCTCGGCAATTGTTAAGCGATGTGTGGTAAGCAGCTGTTGGCATACCTTTAAGCTCTTTATAGACACTTGTAAAGATTTGGATAGTGGGCTGTAGGACACGGATACACAGTTACAATCGCGTAGCAGTTGGATAGTGTGGACATATGCTAAACGGTTTGAGTAAATTTGTATAGTCATGTGTAGTACCTCGGATAATTTGTTAAACATGTCACATTACATATAAAAGCCTAAAAATCCTAAAATCCGCATCGCACAAATCCGTATATATATACATCCACTTGTTTACCCAGTTACTATAGCGTTTTTTAAATTTTATTCTGTACTTAATTTTAGGATTTTTAGGATTTAATTTATATTGTGACAACTTACTTAAATATAAATACCAAGTAAGTTGCCCATGAAGTATTTTAGCTTACAGTAGACTCAAGAAACTTAGTGACTTCTTCAACATTCTCGAAGCCATGTTCGTCACCTCGGAGCTCAACACCCTTACGAAGCTCCTCAGCTTCTGCCATCAAATTAGGTAAGTCTTCTGCAGAGAGCTCACCCTTAGCTACTAATTGCAATAATTCTTCATTACGCTTTTTATAAAGGCGTTGCTGCTTAGACCAAGAAGACACACCTTCTTTGCACATTGTATTCAACCCAGTAGCGGCACTAGTTTTAGTACCGTATGCTGCGGTGTTAATTAGCTCCCACTTTTTATGGTAGTAGCAATATACTGCATAAGTGTTGCCTTCACTATCTTTCAAGAAGGTTTTGCCTCTGTCACTGCCACCCTGCTTAACAGACATAAGTGCTACCAGCTCTTCAAAAATGGTGTTCACTTTCTTAGCTTTGTTAATTGTCAAGAAAGCACAGATTTCTTCGAACTGCTTCTTAGTAGTCATGATATAATCCTCGATATAAGTATAAGTACAGCGGTTGATAACTCTTATTGAAGCGCCCTACACCTACTAGTGCGCTTGATATAAGCATTATCTATTTAAAGCAAGCAGTATAATGCTTAACAAGTGACTCAAAGAATACTGACCAAGCTGCTTCAGTATCCGCCTGCAAGTCTGCTAACTCGTCAAAGGTTATATAGTTTACCTTATTAGCTGTTTATAACACTTATTATAGTGCACTTAATTAAATAAGTACACTATTTTTAAGTACTATAATTTAGTCAACCACATCATAGTGTCAAGTAAATTAATCAAGTCTTCTTGTTCACCTTTAGCTGCCTCAACAATAAACCTATCAACAATTTGTGTAAGCTGTCGCAGTATAATAGTTTTGTGTTCTTTGATATCACACAAGTCACTAACAGTTACCAACTCCGCTAAATCTGAATCCCACTCTGACACCCAGTTATTCATGTAGAAATCAAGATGTGTTTTCATTTGCTTTATTCCTTTGTTGTGTCACTCAATAATTAATATTATATACTCTTGAACAAGAAAGTACACTATTATTTTCCCTGATTATTTGACTGAGTTACCCAAAGAAGCTGAGCATCCTCCTATTTATTATACACGCACGCGCGAATATCACAGATTTTGTTGTTTGTACACTGTTTTGTTCTGGGATTATTTTAGCTAAAGTTACTACTCTAGTAATCATTAACAGAGTAGTAACAACCCTAGAAACTACTTGACAGTTTACTATTACACTACTACTAATAACCTCTGTTACTAGGCTAGTCACTATTACTGTGCTAATAATTACTCTGGTAACTACTACTCCACTAGTGATAACCTCGTAACTACTCTGCTACTCTGCTAATAGTAACTCTAGGGTGCCAGGGCAGGACCGCCGGCCGCCACTTGCCACAGGAGTTTGGGGTTAAAATTTAACTAGTTATAGTGAGTTATTAAATTTATTAACGCGCTATACGAATATAACCTCGTAACTACTCTGCTAATAGTAACTCTAGGGTGCCAGGGCAGGACCGCCACTTGCCACAGGAGTTTGGGGTTAAAATTTAACTAGTTATAGTGAGTTATTAAATTTATTAACGCGCTATACGAATATAACCCGCGCGCACTACGTAAATATATTATTAATTTTATTAACTCACTAGTCAAAAGAAAGCCTGCATCGCAATCAACCAAACTTTACACCGCGTAACCCGTGTTTCTACTAGGTCTGTTCGGTTCCTTAGCACGAGAACTTGAGTGATGCTCTAAACTATGAGTAGCCATATATCGTAACCCAGCAGCACCATGAGACCACTCATCATGGACCTCAGTTTTCTTCCATGCATTTAGTTTAGGGTCCCATTCTTTAGTATACCGTTGGAAACACTTAATTAGATATTCACACTTAACATCAATTACTAACTTAGGTATAACCCTACGAATTGCCTCTATGCCGTCAGCTATGCCATCTTTAGGCACAACGTCAACGATGATATCCCAGTCTTCTAAACGAGCTTTTTCTCGCGCAATGTCTAGTCGTGTGCGAGTACGACCACCTTTGCCTGTGTTGCCACCACTATATTCTCGCACATTGACATCATGAGGGAAGTAGATAGCATGTATATTGTACCCTCTACTCATGGCTTCATCCATATAGTGCGCCATATCATAGTTTTGATTGAAGTACTCGTCGACTATACGATACTCTCCACGGTACCACTGCTTGAATACGAGCACACCATAGTCTTCAACACCGATATCAACATACACGTCAGTCAAAAGGTTAGGGTCATGTAAGTTAGATACAACACGACCATTGCGCACTACTTCTTCCTGGAACTGTTTACTGAAGTAAGTACCGTCTTTACTTGCAGTAAAGGCTTCTTTTGGCGTACCAGGATACTCTTGATACACATCACCGCCAAGTTCTCTATTCTGCACTATCCAGAAGTTCTTCTGCTGGCACGTCAACTTAAAATCAGGTGCCTCAGGGTCCATCTGCCGCTGATACTTAGTTATAGCTTCCTCTAACTCTTTAAAATATGTAGCAGCAGCTCCATCTATAGGTTGACCTACCTCCTCTACACAGTCTGGGTCATTAGTCCAAGGTAAAAATACAGGGTAGAAATCCTTGGTGCTCATAGTACCAGAATAGAGTGCAACCTCAGCAGCGTCCCACATGTCTTTGAACATGTTCATACCTTCTGCAGTACTCTCTATTATCCCAGTCATACCGCGAGCAAGAGCCTGCAAGGTGCCAGTTTTCACTTCTTTGGCTCGCACAGGGTAAGCATTAGCTATTTTACCCATCTCAGAGACATGTAGGCGCTGAAGTGTTGACGACCGGAAAGAAACTCTGATAATTATCTTAGAACCATTACTAAATGAAAACTCTTTAGCATTATCCTTGTCCAAAGCAACACCTGCAAAAGCCTTGACAGAGCTATCTAACTGGTCCCACAAGAATTTTGAGCGCTCAAGCAGTGTAGAAGCTTCGTCAACACCTTGTGCCATCATACCTATATTAAGTAGACCACAGAACATAGCATCGTCGAAGTAAGATACTAGCCATAGAGTTGATATACCTTGCTGTCGGCTCTTCAATACTATTACACGAGGATGCAAACGCGCCCGAGCATAGACAACATGCTGCGCATGCTTCATTTTAAATTGTACTGCAGAACCTTCTTTATCTGTTATAGTATAAATATGGTTAAGACGCCAAAGTTTGTTACTTAGGTAACGGTGCTCAAACTCTTGCTCACTTATACCGGCTGGAGGTGGATTGTTGAAAAAGCTATAGTAACCCTCTAAATCTGGATACAAGGTATTAAAGGTAGATTCGTCTATAAGCAGACCATACTTAATCATTAGGCACATCGCTTAGGAAGGTTCCGTACTTCTTACCGTCCGGGTTTGTTAGGTTATTTTGTATGTTGACCTGAGTCATGTTTTTGTTAAAGAAGGCGTTTTGCAGAGCACACAGGCTATTAGTTAGCTCAGTTAGCTCAGATACATGGTCAATAGACATAGCCCTACTTTTTATTTGCATATTGAGGGCTTCTGCTGTCAGTCTAAACGACTCTTGTAGAGCCTGCAAACCATCTACTTTGCTTGCAACCCGCTTAGTTGCTTGCTCAAGAGCATCAGCTGGAGCTGCTACTTGGTGTGCAGCTGCCTCTATTATTAGCTTATCTAAGTCTAAAAGCTTGCTAAGACTACCGTTTTCCCTGGCTGTAGCAAATTCTCTCTTCCATCGTAATACAGATGCATAGCTTACTTCTAGTTTGTCTGCAACTACTTTAGGGTCTTTGCCACAATCAAGTAAGCTAAGTGCTTTATAGTATAGTTCATCATCACGAGTTGCCATTTATGTGCTCCTCAGCAAATTTCTTTAGTTGCTGTACTACAATGGCGCTGAAGTTTATATTTTTAGTGGCGCAGTATTCTTTTACTTGCTGCACTACCTCATCATCTTCAGGCTTTTTACCTTTTACTGAGAACGTGTAGATTGACATATTAGCTCCTCGTTTCTTATTAAAAATATTATAATGCGCGCGTGTACATTTGTACATATATAATGCATAATTTAATTAACCGTTAAACTAATAGGAACTAAAATAATGAGTATTCCAGATAAAGACACTCAACCTTCGTTCAGTGAAAAAGTAAACACTGTTGTTGCAAGCATGGTACAAGGAGAAGGCGGTAACTGGCAGCTTCCAGACACTGTTGACAAGTCAGACGAAGCACTTGTCTATGCTGTAAATGCAGAGCGCCGCCGTCGTGACACCCAGAGTGCTTTCACAAAAACCGCGCAAGAAAATGCTCGGCTAAAAGCTGAAGCTAATCAGTTAGCTGAAGGCTGGCAGAAAGACTTTGCTTCTTCACTAGCCCCTGAAGTACAGGCAGAGCTTGAAGAACTGAAAATTACTGACCCAGATGCTTGGCGTCAACGCCTTAACTCGCTGGAAGAAGAGCGAGTTGCTAAATTCCAAGAAAAGCGTACAGCTATTCAACAAAAAGCTGTTGGTGAGTCTGAAATTGAGTACCGTCAACGTGCCTTCCAGGAGTTCCAAGAGCAATATCCTGACCTGCAGCTCACTGACGAAGCAATCAAGTACGATATCCCTCCTCGCATTACTAAAGAACTTGACGAAGGCAAAATTACCTTTGTTGACTTCCTTGCCAAGGCAGCAGAATACCTTAGTAAGAATCGTGTTGTTAAACCAAACGAAGAAAAGCCTACAGGCGGTCTTGATTTAGGTAAAGCGCCTGGCGCTTCTTCACCCGATGGCAATGCAATTAAGGTTGCCTCCCAAAATCAGTATAATGAGGAAATCTACTAATGGAACAAGAACAGCATGATAAAGTCTTAACTATGATGAAAGACTTAAAATGTGACGGCCGTAGCTAAAAAGTCTCAAGTGGTGCTAGCATAGCTAATAGAGACATGTCATTAATTACCTATACAGACGGCGTTACAGACCTGTTTTCTACTGCAGGTATACAGTTTGGCTTGTTTAATGATAGTGGGCAAACAATAACTTTAACAGCAGTGCGTATCTTAGTTCAACGCACTGTCAACCAGACTTAATAATAATATTAAGTTTACTTTCATTTAATAATGTGTCATAATTTAACTATGCAATTATAGTAGCTATTATCTGCGTTTACGTACTAATAGCTACTATTACCCTTCAGACTCCAGCCCGGAATCTCTGACTTACGCATAATTAACTTAAACTATAATCTCTGAGGATACGAGCATGGCTACAGCAGTAGTACGTCCCGGCTCAGACCTTCAACGTAAATCGTGGATGCGTGAAGGGCTGGTTCAAGCAGCAAGTAAGTCGTTCTGGAATGGTATGACCGCTAACACGTCAAGCGGCGTAGTTTTCCAGGCTAAAAATGAAAGCGCCAAGTCTGGTCACACAGTGGTCTTTGACTATGACGGTAACCTTTCTGGTAAAGCAGTCAAAGGCAAAGAAACTGCTTTTGGTAAAGGCGAGCAGAAAAAGAAATTCAGCGACAAAATCACAGTTGAACGTTATCGCCTGGTAGTTGATAACGGTGATAAATTCGACGGTGTTAATATCGGCGACCTCACCATCAACGAACACTCTGATTCACGTAACAAGCTGAGCGATTTGTTTGTACGCTGGAAAGACCAGGGTCTATTTGATGCCGGTCAGGGCAACTTGATTACCAATGAAGACGGCCGTCAGGCTCCTTCACATGTCATTGAGACTACAGCATTTGGCTACGATACCTTAATCGATATTGAAACCACTCTGCGTACCTCTCAAGGCTATACTACCGGCAGTATTCGTCGTCCTCTGGTTCCTTGGAACCTGAACGACATTGACCCTGTGTGGATGGTAATTATCGATGCTGCTTGTGCAGCTAAACTGCGTAAAGATGCACGCTGGACTTCAATTGTGCCGGTGGCTGACCCACGTGGTTCAACTAACCGTGCGCTGTCTGGCGAAATCAAGCGTGTTGGTTCCCTGCTGGTGGTATGTGCTCCTATGTTCTTCGGTGCTACCAAAGGCACTTCACTTACTGGTTGGGGCCTCGACGATTCTGAAGTTGAAATCTCCGGTCTACGCCAGTGGGACAAAACCAACAACGCGTGGACAGGTCAACCAGGCTTTAGCTATCAGTCAAGCAGCTTGTACTCTCGCTGTCTGATTGTCGGCGCTGGTGGTCTGCAGATTGCATTCGGTATGCAACCTGACTATAAGGTACAGGAGTCTGAAGACTTTGGTATCAAATCAGAGTCTTGCTTGGAAGTGTGGTGTGAGATGCGTAAATCCGTACTCAAGCCAGAAAACGAAGAGTACAAGCAGGCTAAAATCTCTAACCTCGACTTTGGCGTTGTTGCTCTTGACGTCAAAGTCTCAGCGTAAGGATATAAGTCATGGCTAAT